TACGGTCTGTTCGGGACAGTCTTGAAATAGCCCAGATCATTGCGCATCTGTTTTTTCTGCGACGGTCCGCCGATATGCAGTTCTGCGCCGAGGTCAGACACTCGCGCTTTCTGTCTGATTTGTAAATCATTCAGATGCCGCCGTCCCTTGCTGTTCAGCGCATACCGCTTCTTCGCTTCCTGGATCATTACCTTGCGGGCGTCCTTTGCAGTCTCATTGACCGCATTGCGGATCACCAGCGGGGCTTTCTGCGGGATGCTCCCAAGCGCCTTTGCAACTTCTT